CTGGCCGCGTGGCGCTGCGGATGAACCCGAGCGGCGCGGTCACCGCCACCAGCCCGATCATCGCGATCCTGTCGATGACGCAGCAGGCGGCTGCGCTGGCCGAGGCCGGCGATACCTGTGTCCTGCCATTGCCCGACGGACTGGAGTTCAGCGGCACCAACCAGATCGGCCTGACCCAGGTCTGCTCGGGCGTTGGCGGGGTGGTCTACGCCAGCATCGTCGGGTTCGAATACTGAGCCGATTCAATAGCCGCCCCACTAGGGGCAGGAGGCGTATATGGCGACCATTTCACAAGTTGATCTGTGCAACCTGTCTCTGTCGAGGATCAGGGCGGCGCCGATCGTCACGATCAACGAGAACAGCCTCGAGGCCAAGGAATGCAGGCGGTTCTACCCGAGGGCGATCGCCGACATGCTCGACGGCCCGTTCGACCACGACTGGTCGTTCGCCAACGTCCGCGTCGCCCTCGCCCTACTGGTCACCAACGACCGCCCGCAGGAGTGGATGTTCGCCTACGCCATGCCGTCCAACGTCGGCTCACCGATCCGCGTCGTGCCCGACTTCGAGGGCCTCGGCCTCGGCTACCCGATCCCGCTGGCCGGCGAACCCTATGCCGAAATCTGGGCGACGCAGGCCGGCTACCCCTGGGAAACCCCGTACATCATCGAGGGGACAACCCTCTATTCGAACGTCGAGAACGCGCGGCTGGAATATGCCATCAACGACATCGCGGGGCTGAACGTCAGCCAGAAGGTGATCACCGCCCTCGAGCTTGACCTGGCAGCGCGCCTCGCCTTCCCGGTCAAGGCCGACAAGGAGCGCGAGAAGACACTGACGCAGGCAGCTGCGACGGCTTGGGAGCGGGCGGTCGCAGACGATCGCAACCGTCACCCGCAGCAGTCTGGCCAGTACGTCTCCGAAAGCATGGCAGCGCGCCATGGCCTGGCTGGTGTCTGATGGCCTACCGCGCCGCCCTCCTCAACTTCAGCAAGGGCGAGATCAGCCCAGAGCTGGAAGGCCGCTTCGACCTCAGTGCCTACCAGGCGGGCCTCAGGCATGCCACCAACGTCAAGATCAAGCGAACCGGCGGCGTCAGCAAGCGCATGGGCACCAGGTTCGTGTCGGAGTGCCTCAGTGATACCGCCCGGCTGTTCCCGTTCCAGTTCAGCGACGAGCAGGGCTATGCGCTGGAGTTCGGGCAGGCCTACATGCGCCCGCTGGCGCTGGGCGGTGCCGTCCTCGAGGAGGGCCTGAAGGTGATCGACATCACCACCGGTGCCACCACCACCATCGAGGTCAACTACCACGCCTACGAGGTGGGCGACCAGGTCTACCTCAAGTCCGACGACGTGCCGACGTTCGGCATGCAGGAAATCCTCGATCGCTGGCTGACCATCCTCTCGGTCCCAGATGCCAACCACATCGTGGTCGACTGGGACAGCACCGGCTACACCGCGTTCGGCTCCGACACAGGCACCGACCGCGTCGGCTCACCGCCTGCCCCGCCGACGCCGCCGGTGGTCCCGCCGCCGCTGGTCGAGCCAGACCCGCCACCGACCGGCTCTGGATCGGGTGGCGGCTATGTCGACGACCCAGGCCCTGGCGACGGCGTTCACTGGGAGTACAACCGCAACTTAGATACGCATCTGCAGTAATGCCGATCCATCGCATCCACCGCACCCCGTCGCCGTTCAATTCGAGCGAGCTGAGCGAGATCGACTTCGAGCAGACCGCCGACGTCCTCTACCTGGCGCACGAAAACCATCCTCCGACCAAGCTGATCCGCGCCGGCCACGCCGACTGGACCTTCTCCGACGTCGCCTTCGGCCCGACGCTGGCAGCCCCTGGCGGCATCGGCGGCTCGGCGACCGTGCCCAACACCGACAGCGCCAACTCGGGCAACGCCTATTTCCCGCAGCCGGCGACCTATACCGTGACCGCCTACAACGAGGAGACCGGACAGGAGAGCCGGGCGTCGTCGACTGTCACCATGTCCAACGACCTGGCGCTGAAGCGCAACTACAACACGATCACCTGGTCGGCGGTCAGCGGCGCCTCGGAGTATAGGGTCTACAAGGCCGAGAACAGCCAGCTGTACGGCTTCATCGGTCGGACCACGTCGCTGACCTTCCGCGACGACAACATCGGCCCCGACCTTTCCGAAGGCCCGCCGATCGCCGACAACCCGTTCGACAGCGCCAGCAACTATCCCGCCACGATCACCTTCCATGAGCAGCGCGCGTTCTGGGGCAGAACCATCAACCGGCCCAACGGCATCTGGGGATCGCGCTCGGCGGACTATGAGAACATGGATTTCTCGAGGCCGCTGCGCGAGGATGACGCCTTCGCGATCGGACTGGTCGCCAACAAGGTCAACTCGGTCAACCAGCTGGTCTCGAACAAGCAGGGCCTGCTGGCGCTGACCAGCCACAACATCTTCTCGGTGCAGGGTTCGAACGAGGATTACATCACAGCCAACCCGCCGCCACGGGTCAGGCCGGAGATCGGTCGCGGCGTCAGCCGGTTGAACCCGATCATCATCGACAACGTCACCTTCTACGAGACCGCCAAGACCGGCGAGGTCCGCACGATCGGCTACGAGTTCGAGATCGACGGCATCAAGACCGACGACCTGACGGTGTTCAGCCGCCACCTGTTCGAGAACGAGGACATCGTCAGCTGGGCCTATGCCGAGAAGCCGGCGTCGGCGATCTGGCTGATCAGGGGCGACGGCACCATGCTGTGCCTGACCTGGGACCAGGCGCAGCAGGTATGGGGCTGGACCAACTGCGTGACGGACGGCCTGTTCAAGGACGTCTGCGTGGTGACCGAGCAGGGCGAAGACCGTGCCTACTTCCTGGTCGAGCGCGAGATCGACGGCGACACCAGGCTGTACGTCGAGCGGATGGCGAGCGAGATGTGGACCGACCAGAGCCTCGCCTGCTACCTCGACTGCGCCCGCACCTTCACCAACGGCGTCGCGGTCAGCACGGTCGACCGGCTCGACCACCTCGAAGGCGAGACCGTGGTGGCGTTCGTCGACGGCGCCGCGATCACCGAGAATGCCGGCAACCCGCTGGTGGTGACCGACGGCCAGCTGACACTGCCGGTGCCAGGCCTGACCATCTCGGTCGGACTGCCGTTCACCGCCGAGATCGAGACGCTGCCGCTGGCGATCCAGACCGGGCAGGGGTGGTCGGCGTCGATCCCGCAGGAGGCGGCCAAGGTCGTGCTGCGCGTGGTCAACACCCGCAACATCGAGGCAGGCCCCAATCGCCGCGACGCTGCCGGGGAATACCAGCTGCTGTACGAGGTCAAGACCCGCGAGGAAGACGCCTACGGCGACCCGCTGGCGCTGTTCACCGGCGACATGGAAGTCAACATGGCCGGCCAGTCTGGCAACGAGACCGTCGTCGTGGTGCGCTCGTCGGACCCGACGCCTATGCACATCGCGGCCATACTGGTAGAGCCGAAATATGGCGACACTTCAGGTTGAGCTGGAACCCGCGCGCCTCACCCATTCGGGACCTATTGCGGCGGGCATGCGGGAAATTGACAGGCAGGAGTGCGAAGCGCTTGGCCGTAGTCCAAAGGCAGCGATCCGCTGGGGCCTGGCGACCTCGCTCAGCGCGTACACGGCGGTAAGGAAGGGCAAGCCGGTAGCGATGATCGGCGTCGGCGCCGAGAACATGCTTGCCGGCAAGGGCACGATCTGGATGCTCGGCACCGAGGATGTCTACAATAGCGGCAAGGCGCTGCTGACCTACGGCCCGAAGCTGATCGAGATGTGGCTGACCAGGTTCACGGTGCTGGAGAACATCATCAGCATCGACAATGCGAG